ATGGTCATTAGTCATGAAGGCAGGATTGGTATCGCGACAGATAGCCCACTAGCTATGTTAGAAATAGACCCGCCGACTGTTGACACGGCTATATTCGCTATACGCAGACAAGACCACGCGACTATACCGCTTTTTCAGATAGTTCAGGACAGCTCAGTATCCCAAGGAACAGGTCATACGCACGTCAACAGCGGTAATAGAGATATGTCTATCACGGCAGGTGCATACGATACTCTAGACAAGACTAAAGGCATATACATAAAAACTACGGGAGAGGTTGGGTTCGGACTATCAGGCAACCCGACATACCCCATTGATGTCGCCTCTAATTCATCAGCACAAGCTATCAAGGTTAGAGGAAGGTCAGACAACATAGGCGAGATAAACTTTACAAATAACGCAGGGGATTCTACCTATAGTCAAATACAAAGCCATGCAACGACCCTAAAAATAAAAACCCTGCAAAACATACCACTCTCACTACATACAAATAATGTGGAGAAATTTAACATAGCCAATGCAGGTGCATTCGCCTTTATGTTTGATGCGGGAGCAAGCGGTAGAGCGAAGCTAAGAACCTATTCTCATTATGGAACTCTAGCCAGTGGAGGAACGGTCAACCTTTTCCGTAACACAGGGATATATGATGACCTTCAATACATAATGACCGTGACAGCGTTTCATAGTGGCAGAACCTATAGGATAGCGTGGGGAACTATTGGTGGGTATGGACATAACCAAACTACAGAAGGCACTGGTTCAAATTTTAGTAGTAGAACTGTTGAAACAGGAAAACAAGGACTGACTTGGTCGCAAAGTTCTGGGTATACCGCCACCTACTATATATCTGGACTTATTTTTGGTGGCGCGGGTGTTGGAGTGGATAACGGCACAGTTGGCTCAATATAGGATTTATTATGGCGAAACACAAATTAGACGATGACAGAATCCTTAAAGACAGCGAGGAAGTGCATTTTACGGAAGAGGAAAGATTTGCACATTTTTCTTATCTTGAGAGTATGCACATACACAACAGGACTTATCCGAGTATAGAAGAACAATTAGACATGCTGTATTGGGACAAAGTTAACGGCACAGAAAAATGGAAAGAGGCGATTGACAAAATCAAAGCAGACGCACCCAAACAAAACACAAGTGACATGTCTAAAGTCAAAGATGAATTTGGTAATTGATAAAATGAGGCATGAATGCAAATTGGAATATAATCGTGTATGATATATCCAAACGGAGGAAATTATGGCAAAAGCTGACAACCAAGTAGAAGAATCTGCTGTTTCTGAACAGGAGAAACCACAAGACCTAAGAAAGTTCATAGACAAAGTAACGAACGACAAAGGTGAAGAGGAAACTGTTGAGTATATGGTAGCGGAGTTCACTGATGAACAAAAGCTCGTATACAACAAGCTAGAAATTATCGTGTCTAACGATCAAAAACAAGAAACTCAATATCAGTTCAGTAAAGAGCAGAACCAAGTATTGAGCAATCATTACGTTTCAGAATTGAAAAAATTACTATCTTCAGGCGAAGATGAAGAACCAGAAGTAGTAAGCGATGGCGAGGCAGAAGAAGAGTCTAAGTGACATACACTCCATAGCGAGTGAGTTAGAGGCACATGAAAGAGAGTGTGCTATCCGCTATGAGAATATAGAAAAAAGACTAGAAGCAGGCTCTAAAAAATTTGTTCGCTTTGAGCAAATGATATGGGGATTGTATGCTCTGATTATAGCTACTCAAATTATAGGAGTTATTATCTAATGGCAGGATTACAAATTACCACTGAGCCGACTCAAGAACCGCTTTCATTACAAGAAGTTAAAGAATATCTGAGAGTAGAAGACGGAACTGATGAAAGGGTTATCAGACCGTTCATAGAAACAGCAAGACGATTAGCCGAAGAGCATTTAGGACGAGCCTTGATGACTCAAACGTATACGCTTTTCCTTGACGCCTTCAATGAAATCTATGATCCGTTATGGGAAGGAACAAGAACAGGACCCTACCTCAACTTCTATCATAATTACGTTACCCTACCTAAACCGCCAGTAATCTCAGTTTCAAGTGTCAGCACGTTTGATGACAGCGACAATGAAACGACTATGGCCTCATCAAAGTATTATGTTGATAATGTCCGTGAACCCGCGAGAATCGTCCTCAGACAGGGAGAAACCTTCCCGACTGCCCTAAGGGTAGCTAATGCTATAAAAGTCGTCTATCAAGCGGGATATACGTCCTCATATACGGTTCCAGAGCCTATACGCATGGGCATGCTACAACACATCGCATATTTGTATGAGCATCGCGGAGATATGTATGAGGCGAAGACTTCATTTCCGCCTATCGTTCAGAAGCTATATCAACCGTATGTGGTTCATAGCGGACTTGGTTCATCAGCACTTATGTCCATAGGTTAGTATGACTAATTCTATCGGCAAGATGAGATACAAAGCTGAATTACAATCACCGACAGCTACGACTGATGCGGGTGGTGGTTCATCTATATCGTGGTCACGTTTGACAGACCTCTATTGTAATATCAAGCCGATTCGTGCAGAGGAAAGGTATAGGCAAGGGCAAGTCAAAGATAGCGTCTCTCACGACGTCTACATACGTTACAGAACGGATATCAATACAAAATACAGATTGGTTTACGGCTCAAGGAACTTCAACATCAAAGGCATCATGAATGTTGATGAAAGAGACAGATACTTACTTTTGAAATGCCAAGAAGGAGTAGCAACCTAATGGCAGGAATAAAAATCACAGCTGACACGAAAGAATTGAACAAGCTGTTAGAAAAACGTCTTGAACAAAACGCTATGCGTGAGCTAAAAAAGAAAATGAATCGGTCAGTTATGTTAGTTCACGGAACAGTAGTTGATAGCATACAAAGAGGTAGTAAGTCGGGGAAGACGTATCAACTAACGAACCCTAAGAGAACTCATACTGCTTCGGCAGCAGGTGAAGCTCCCGCGACCGACACAGGATACTTAGTATCTAACATCACGCATCAGGTAAAAAAGAGCGGGAATAATCTTGTAGGGCAGATAGTTGCATCGGCACCTTATGCTATACATCTTGAGTTTGGAACCAGAAACATGGCAAAGAGGCCATTCTTACAACCCGCTTTGAAGAAGAATCAACGCAAGATAGAAAGGATATTTAATGGCGGAGGTTTTCTCAAATGAGCCTTGCCCAGTTTGCACTACAGAGCACAATTTACTCTACGTTGAGCGGTGACAATAACTTAACGTCTACACTAGGAGCTTCAATTTTTGATGAGGTTCCAGAGGGTTCAGCAACACCTTACGTAACTATAGGCGAAGATACAGCGATTGATTATAGTGCGGGTTCAGAAGATGGTGCAGATGTTACGGTGAACATTGATGTTTGGTCAGAATACAAGGGTAGCAAAGAAACCAAACAAATAATGGACAGAATACACGATTTATTGCATGATAGTAATCTGAGTATAACTGGATTTAATCTCGTTAACCTAAGATTTGAATTTAGTGATATACTAAGGGACCCAGACGGAGTAACCAGACACGGTGTCATGAGATTTCGTGCAATAATATTAGGTAGCTCGTAGGAGGGTATACATATGGCAGCACAAAAAGGTTCAGCGTTATTGCTGAAAGTTAACACAAGCGGTAGTAGTTATTCAACTATCGGCGGTCTACGTTCTACGTCGTTGACACTCAATGATGAAGCCGTAGATATTACAAACAAAGATTCATCTGGAAATAGAACTCTACTTGCTGACGCAGGTGTGTTTTCAATGTCAGTTAGTGGCTCAGGTGTTTTCTTAGATGACGCAGCTGACACTATTTTGAAAGATGCAGTGAGTGCGACAGCATTTAAGTCGTTTCAAGTTTTAGTTCCTGATTTTGGAACTTTCACTGGTTCTTTCCAAGTTACATCGCTTGAATACGCAGGAGAATATAACGGAGAAACAACTTACTCCGTAACACTTGAGTCTTCAGGTGCGATAACATTCGCTTCGGTGTAATGTATGGGATGGGATAAAGCTGACGTAAAAGTCAATGGCATTGACGTTGAAGGTTATGCAAATGACCTGCTTGTTGAATGCCCCATGCCAAAAGATATGAAAGAGCTTAAAACTCTTACTGTAAACGGCAAGACGGTGAAAGTAGGTGCATATGAAGTAGACATGAGAGATGAACGATTAAAAATTATACTTGAGATTCCAGACGGAACTCAAAAGGAGGCAAAGTCAGATGGCGAATCCGCTAAAGGGTGAAATATATATACCACTAGATAAAGAGTATAAATGCCGACTCACGATTGATTCTTGTATCAAGATTGAGAATGAACTCGGAAAAGGCATTCTAGAACTAACCACAGAAATCGCGAACGCGAAAATAACCATATCCACGCTAGTTACTGTTCTCAAATACGCTTTGAGAGGTGGCGGTAACGACTTCCAAGACAAAGACATACACAAGATTATCCAAAACGTGGGTATAGTCCTAGCGAGCACAGAAGTTGCGAAGCTATTAGCAGCCACTCTATCTGATCCAGAAGCGGAGGAAGATAATGAGGGAAAGCCACAAGCGACGGGGTAGAGCCTATTATGTGGGCGGAATTCGTCAAAATAGGTCTAGGCATCATGCAGATGCGTCCAGATGACTTTTGGAACTTGTCGCCACGTGAACTATGGTTAGCTTTATCAGGATTTAAGCAGTTTCATTCTTCTAGTGAATCAAACGCTCCAATGCGTAAAGATGAGCTAGATAATCTAATGGAGTTATATCCTGATGGCTAAAACTGTTGATGAGCTAATAATCAAAATCCAAGCTGATACGAGCGACCTTCGTAAACAGCTTAACAATATTCAAGGCAGACTCAACGCCACAGGAAAAGCAGGAGCTATGGCTTTTGGAACCGCAGCAGGTGCGGGTGGTTTTGGAGCAGCCTTAACAAAAATACCTAAGAGTTTATTAGCGGTAGGTGCGGGATTAGCCGTAGTGACCGCAGGTATATCCAAGGTCGCTTCAGTCGGCTCAGGGTTTGAAGACCTGAAAGACTCACTTGATACCGTATTCGGGGGCATGAAGGAAGGCCAACGAGCTATGGATAGAGTGATGAAGTTTGCTCAGACCACGCCTTTTCAGATTGAAGATGTCACGAAGGCATTCATTCAGCTAAAAAGCTCAGGCATTGATCCAAGCGAAGATATGCTACAAGCATTCGCAGATACTGCGTCTACCTCTATAGACCAACTAGGCGCATTTGAAGCCATGGTTCGTTTAGTTCAAAGGTCGGCAGCAGGTGGTTTAGGTCTTGAAGAAATCAATATGCTTGATGACAGAGGCATACCTGCAACAAAAATGCTTACAGAAGCCTTAGGCAAATCAAGAGATGAACTAAGTAAATTTGGTATGACTGCCGAAGGGGCAGCCATCATGGTTGATGCTTTGATTGCAGGAATGAAAGAGGACTTTGGAGGAGCTATGGCCTCCAAGATGGATAACCTTTCAACTAAAACCTCCAACATGACAATCGCTTTCAAGCAGTTAGCTGATGCAGTGTTTCAAAGTGGTTTAGGTGATTTCCTAAAAGGATTAGCCGACGACCTTACGAGAATGGCTAACGCTATAGCTAAAACTGTCAGGGCGATGTCAGGTAATGAGACTCTTGAAGATAGAGGGATTACTGGCTCAAAGGAAGAACAACGAGCAATCGTTCAGAAACAAATACAAGATCAAAGAGAAAAAATAGCAAAACTACAAGAAAGACTCGCGAACGCAAAAGGAAAATCAAAAGGCGGTTTACAAAAATTACTTAGTAGCGCAGGTGATGAACTCAATGATCTTTTAGCCATCAAAGACGAACTAGAAGAACCGATGGTAATTACGATTGACCAAGGGTTCTCGCCACCACAACATCTTATAGAGTTTTTTGACACCTTTAAAAAGCTAGTCAAAGACTCAGCTGACCCTCTTGAAGAAATTAATCAACAATTAGGATTTCTTGATGAAATATTGGCTAATGACAAAATCATGGAGTCCTTTCAGGTCACTGAGGAAGTGGTGCAAAGAGTAAGAGGACACTTACAAGACTTAAAAGACGAAGCGGGTGAAGTATCTTCAACTATGGGCGAGGAGCTACAAAGTGCTATAGCCAGTACTGCTAACGCTTTTACTAATGAATTCGTGAACGCTTTACTAGAAGGCGAGAA